CTGCTTTTGTACAATCAGGTATTGCTGTAGCTGATGAACGTGTATCAAAAAATATTACATCAGGCGGTTTGCTTGTAAATATGCCATTCTGGACTGATCTATCAGGCGAAGACGAAGTACTTGGAGATGGAGACAAAGCTCTTACAACAGGTAAAATCAAAGCTGCAAATGATGTTGCTGCGGTTTACTACCGTGGGCGTGGTTGGGCAGTTAATGAAATGGCTGCAGTCATTTCTGGTGACGATCCAATGAAATCATTGCTTTCACGTATTGCAACATGGTGGTTGCGCCGTGAACAACAAATCTTGATTGCTACAATGAACGGTTTGTTCGCCTCTGGTGGAGCGTTAGCTGCAACACACTTACTTGACCGTTCAACTGAAAATATTGATGGTAAGCTTTTGTTGGATACAAAACAACTACTTGGAGATGCTGCAGACCGTGTAAATACATTGGCTATGCATTCAGCAGTATATACAGAGCTTCAAAAACAAAACTTGATTGTTTTCATTCCGAATTCTCGTGGAGAAGTGGTGATTCCTACATATCTTGGCTATCGTGTTGTAGTTGATGATGGTATCAAAGCTGATGGTAACGGTGTTTATACTACTTACTTATTTGGTACAGGATCTATTGGTCGTAACTCAGGTAATCCGGCTGCTTTAACAACTTTTGAAACAGACCGTGATAAAGCTAAAGGTACTGATATTATCTATACTCGCCGCGCAGTTACTATGCACCCATATGGTGTTAAATGGAAAGATGCTGATCGCGAAGAAGGTAATATGACACCAACTAATGCTGACCTTGCTAAACCAGGGAACTGGGAACGTGTTTACGAAGAAAAGAATGTTGCTATTCTCGCTTTGAAACACAAAGTTGGCGCAGCAACTGATAAACCCTAAGGCTCCCCAGAATGTATCTGGGGTTATTAATGAAGATGGTTCAGTATCTGTAAATTGGGACTCTGTTCCAGGTGCTAAAGCTTCAGTAATTCATTATGGGGATGCGAATGAATCAGACCCTCATAATGCAACCTTCATGGGCTATACGGAGTCTACCTCTTGGACTTTAGCAAGTGGTGATGTACCTACATTACAACCAGGAGATAAACTTTATTTATATGTTCAGTCATTTAATGAAGTTGGCACTGGAGCCAATGATATTGAAAAAGCTCAATACCTTAATACTAATGCTTTAGGTTCAGAATGGAGTGAGCCAGTTATACTTACAGTAGCGC